GCTAGGAGTTGCCTCTGCGAGATGGAATATTTCTATCCCAGTCGCTACTCCTAGCCCGGTGCAATAAGCACCATTTCGGTACACTAAGCAGCTTTCGCTGTGAATGTGTCCCGCATCCTTCTTATTAGGAAGGAATCATCGCCATCGGACACCGACTAAGACCCGTCTTGTTACCTTTGCAGGTAACATTACGTTGGCATAGATGACATGGTTGAGTTTCCTCAGCCATCCACCGATGCCTAAACTTAGTGGTAGAACGACGTGTATACTGACTGACCGAGAATGCTCGCTTAGAGGACGAATCGTCCAAGCTTGCACTTCGATACTTAGGTTCGATACGTGTCTGGTCTCCGCCCTCGGTAAAAAACCGAAGAAGCATAGACCAGCCATCGATCTCCTTATTAAGAATCGGCGAATATATGTCACGAACTTTAACTTCAGACCTCTGTAGGTCTTTGTTAAAGCGAGTAACACATGGACGCAATTCCTCGGGTACTTCATCAAGGCTAGGACAGGTTAATAACATGTCAGTAGCCGGTATCCTACCATACACAGTATGGAGGGCCCCTACGATTCGCTCGTAGGTGGTGTAATACTGTTTACGCCGCAGTGAATTTGCATATGCAATCCACGACGTGTAAACATCAGGCGATGGGTTAGATGACCAGACAGTACGTAAACGTACTGGAGTGACGTTGACACCATGGAAGGCGTCGGTGCCACATGATTCTCTAAAGAATCCACTGGTACAGCTCTTGTCGCGGTTTACTAGTAAACCAAACGACTCAAGTCTGCGCATTGCGTCTTCGGCAAAGGCCGTTGGAACAATGACATCATCACCATATACAAGTATACGCTCACGCGTATACTCGTCGGGAGCTGACGCGGTAAGTATCGCCCAAATAGTTGTCGCCATGATAGGGAAGCATAAGCTACTACCCATGGGGGCAAACTTTTTGAGTTTTAAGATACTACCATTCGGCAACTCAGTCGCAGATGATCTACAAGACTCCAAGAACTCCAAAAGAGGACTTGGGAATAGTAGACGAACTAAACTCAGCGATACCCTATCAGAGGCCTCTTTGAGGTCTAAGGTAGCGTACCCTCCAGTTTTCGACCCTAAAAGGGCCCCAAACTGGTTTGGTTGCTGATTAGTGAAGTTCACATTCCACTGTGTGAGCGGATGCGACTCCAAACAGTCAACGATGGCGGAGCCTAATCCTTGTTGAACCCATTGATAATCAACAGGTTCGCAAGATATTAGCCTCGGCCCGCGAGAGTCCTTTGGCACGAGTATAACTCGGGCTGGAAGGTCTCTCTCCGTAATCTGCTCGAAAGCAGATAAACGATCACAGACATGTCCTAATGATGAGAAAAAATATTCATCAAGAGGATACATCTTTGTGATGTTCGAACTAACGTTAGTCCACCTAAACTTATCCCACAGCTGTTGCTTAGTAGCCACAGCTCCAGGACCATGTCGAGGTATGATTGACGTTGGATCAAAAGAAGAAAAGACTCTCGATAAGAGAATCTTAGCTTCTCGCGCGACTTCCGTAATAGTAGACTCGGCGCATATGCGACGTCGTCTAGTAAACATGGAAGTTTCAGTATTAAGGTCACCTCGGATTTGCTCCAAAGCTTCCTCAACAGTTGACAAGTCATCTTCAGTTCTTTCGAACTGATCAATGACTTTGTTTTCCTGCTCTGCGGAATAAGAGGTCTCGTACTTGTAAAACAAGTACAAAATATCTCTTAAAACTCCGACGGCTCTAATGTTCGGTTGCTGAAGGACACTACCATCTGGTCCGAAGACAAGACTGAAAAGCTCACCTAGAAATCTAGGCAGCTTACTGTTAGCCATAGGTGAAAACCGACAGCTTTCAGCGTTCAATCTTGTGCATCCGGTAAGGGCTTTATCAAAGGCCTTTCCCAGTTTTGGTAGAGACTTGGTTAAAAAACCAATACCTTCAGCAGTACAGCGCTTGCTTACCTTTTCAAGTGTAAGCTTACGTTGTGTAATGCTGATTACATCACCAAACATTGCAAAGACGTCGTGTAGTGAGGCGGCGATGATTTCAAACTCATCCAGGCTATTATTTGGGGCCATATTGGCAACCAATCCTAGTCCACGCACCACAACACGATTCCGACAAAACAGAACGCCGCGAACTACTTCGTACCCACCCTCTCGGTGGGAATAACCACAAGCACAGTATTTGTACTGGCAACGGGGTTATTCAGTTTACGAAATATGTCCGAGACGAACGGTTTTAGTTCTGCACATCCAAGTATGGAAAAGAACACAAGTGTTCCTACCAGACAAAGAAATACAGTCAACAAACCTTGTACCCTACGAGTGTAGCGTTTCATAGAAACAAATGTTTCTGTCAACGGGTGAAGTGGAATCTTGAATAACTTTCGCTAACAAGATCACAAACCACCGGAGAGCAAGGCGACCGCTCCATTCCCAGTTCCGTCGAAGAGTACTGTCGTCGCCGCACCAGTTGTGGCACAGAACGACAGAACCTCCGCCAGGACGTTTGCAAACTCAGTTCCTGCAGCGAGACCGCCAATTGGCGAATCAAGCACAAGGTAAGCTGAGCATGTGACCGTCTTGGTCGTGTCGACCGTCGAAGCGACTTGTTTGTCAATTCGAACGACCGACCGCCGGCGCTTGGTAAGCCCAGAACCAGTCTCTTGGTGCGAAACTTTGAGACGATGTTCATAGGCTGGGGATTCTCCAACTTTGGCGAATTCCGTGGACCGATCAGCAGTAGAGAGGCGAGTAAACTCAACCTCAACTCCTGCGCTGTCTTTGACTTCGTTCGTGTTTAACGTGTTGTTAAGCATGGTACGAGTTTCTTTCAACTAACACCTGATAGAGACTATCAGGCCAGTTAAGAAAGCCTAAAGGCCTTCTTTGGATTGCGGCGTCTACGCGTTATAGTTAGCGCGGCGCCAAGACTCAGTTCAGTAGGACTAAGCCCGCTCGTTGTAAACGAACTGGTTGACGGAAAGTCCGTTCCTCTTCGGTAAGAGGACTCACGTACTTCCGGGAACCTGATATACTGCGGAGCGTAGAAACCAGGAGAACTATAGCTAACTGACGACCTCACGGACGCCAGAACAGCGATAGTCCTAGTTTTTTCTATACTCCAACAGTATTGCAATATGTTTACCTTCGGTCCAAGGTTCTTGACTTCGAATTGATCTAACCATGAACTTACGTTCACGATCCAATCAACAACGAAGCTCCAGGGAATAACATTCCAAATGTATGAAGGGTTAAAGTTAACCCCTAATGCATCTAGTAGTCCAAGAACTTTTGCATGTTCTTGCTGGAAAGCAGTAAACTTATAGTTATACTGCATACAAGACCTGAAGACTGCGGCGTCGGTGAACGTTGTCCTACGAAGTTTAACTGAGGAGTACAAGTAACGAGCAGACCCGGCTTCAAAGCAAATGCCTGAAGAGAGTCCGCTAATTGTCTTGTAACTGCCCCAAGGTTCAACACGTAGGCCCAACTGTTCCCCCAGGGGGCACATAAAATGTGCCAGCTGTGTTTTGCCCGAACGTGACATGAGATCGTTTATACGACGTTCATGTGACGCGACTGCGCGGTATATACCGCCTATGTCAGATATGAGAGGCTTAAGGTTAAACATCCATTGGAGATAACCATCAGCCGCTCCGCGTGCCACTGCCTTACCGATTGGTCTGGTTGAGGCTCCTCCTACTTTTTGGAAGAGCATTCGCCCGACGTTGATAAGGTTCTTGAGACTGCCACGTATCGAAGCTATATCGCGAATCTCATAAAGAGAAACGAGACTGCTTAGATCCGCTTTGATCTTAGGCATCATGGCTACCAAGCCACGGCGCTTTAAGGATTCAATATCGTCCGGAACGGGGATAAATCCACCGTCCGCACGAGGCACATACCAAGCTGTCAGTCCTTCATTGTACTGTCCAGGTGGCCCGAACTCCGTAGACCGATTCAACATCTGGTCGTTAAATATAGTAGATCTAGATAGCAAGCCTGAGCCTGCATAAAGATCCGCAGTAATAACGACTCCGCCCATAGACACTCCATGTGCATAGTTAGCTCGAGCTATATAATGCTCAAACGCTTTCCATGTTTTATGGTCTTTCGTAGAATTAGGAGTGATCGCCTCGAAGGCTCTCACTGTAGGGTTCGTCATAATGAGAACCTTCCTAAACGTGTCAAGAGGATAGTTACGTAGGAAGCCAGGATCGATGTTCTCGAACACGGCCTCTTCCCATACACTATCAGTTGTTTCGGTTCGCACCTTACGGGGTATCGACATATTGCATTGGAACTGGTGTTTTAACCAGCATAAAGGGTAACGCCCAACAGGGGCG